TATATTTTTATATTTTTATGTGATATAGGCAAATCATAAGTAAGATAATATGTAATATCCATTTTATTTTTTATGCCGAGTAAGTTGCAAATATTATTTGTTTTCCGCCAAAGGGTATTTGACCTGCGTGAAACAACCTAGAACTTTGGTCAATCATCCTATCAATAGCCATTAATCCTAATATACCTATGTTTATACCATTAAACAGAGCAAGAAGTTCTCCTGTAATCGTATCAATTCTTGTTGTATAATTAGATAGATGATTTATTTTATAATGGGAAAATACTTCCATGCTTATTTCTATAACTCCAATTGTACGATTCTGACCTATAGCATATTGAGGCATTATTCTAACCAGTGTGCATTCATCTACTAAAACGTCGGGTTGCTTACCGTCCATGAAAACATTAAATTTCGAACTATCTTGCTGTCCGGCATATATCAGAGTCGCTTTTTCCTCTTGGGTTAAATCTGCTTTATTCCAAGCGTCGGGGCTGGTATATTTTAATAATTTCCACACGAGTTCGTTATTATCCATCATATATTTTATGCAATTATATGATAACTGATTGAAATTTTGAAAATTATTATAAGCTATCATCCCGATATCTTGAGTTAGTATATTTGGCATATTACCTCCATATATTTTTTCTATGCGTTATCGAATTGCCATGCACCACGTAAGAAAATATCAAACGTTTTTGGAGTTACAACAGAACCTGTTGTGCACTGTACTGTCAGATGAGATATTAGGTTTTTTAGTACATTTGTAACCTTAAAGTGATTTCCATCGGTTTGAGCAAAAATATAATCAGTTAAAGGAACATTGCTACCGCTACACGTAATAACGAATGAACCGGATGATTGAACACCGTTTTCATATAAATAGACAGAGTATGTTCTATTGCTTCCTTCCAGAATATAATTTGTATTCGGACTAATTAATATTTCATTGTTCATCGTTGGACTAGCGCTGACAGTTATCCAGCATATATCGCTTGCTGGATTTCCATAAACAGACGCTGTTATTGTACAAGTTCCATTTGTATTAAAAGTAACAAGAGCGCTTCCACTACTTCCACTGATTGAAGCTATTGCTGGATTAGAACTTACCCATTCCATTGCTCTTACAACACTATCCCCGTTATAAATAACGCTTGCATTTAATTGCATAGCGCCAGTCGGAGAACCTGATATACTACCACTGCTTAAAATAACACGGTAGATATTTGTATGAACATCACAAATTCCATTAATAACATCATCTAACTCGTTATTAATGAAATTAGCACTCATGTCTAATGTTAATATGTGCGCGCTTTCATTGTCGTATGTTTCTACATTTGTAAAATCATTTATACCTGTTCCGGTTACTTTATAACAGACCCAATGCCCGGTGTTTCCAAATAAAAATCTTTGATTTTCATTTATTTTTCCAGAGTTAGCATTTAATTGGGCATAGATTTTCATAAATCCGCCCGGAGTTGGAAAAGGGGAACCTTGTGTGATATAATCTCTAGGTTCTTTTATTTGATATTCAATAGCGCAAGGTTCTTCATAGTAAACACCTGTTGATTCATCAATCCATCTTAAAGTATTATTACATCTCCTAACCGTGCATGTTGCGGCAATATTTTTAATTACCTCGATATTTATTATTAACCAAATATTATTATCAAATATATAACGTCTTCCCAAATTCATCTGATGATTTAGGTCGGGGAATAAGACTGTTTTCCAATCGTCTCCGAGTTTTAAACCCGTTTCAGCATTGATAACATGGTTAATACGAACGTCTGTATTTTTATATATTTCAGTACCTATTCCGGTCTCTTCTTGAATTGTCCACCAATCCGAAGAATTATAGAACTGCTCATCAAGAGTTTTTTGGAATAAATCGATATATTCTTGTTTGGGGCTTTCCCCTTTTTTTGCTCTCGCATACATAGATGCGGGTATAGATTTATATTCATACGCCATATTGTGCCCCCGAAAAAGATTGATTATACCAGTCTTCCCAATCGTTTCTTCTATAACCATAATCCTGCAATAACTGAGAACATTGTTCTTTTACCATATTTAAGTGATTTGTTTTTTCTCTTAGGTTTTGTGCTTCTGAAGCCATTTTAAAATCTCGGTCACTTATATGCAGATTCATTTGGGTTATATCATTTACAGTTTTCTGAAGCCAATATTTCATCATTAAAATGGCTAATACAACTTTGTTATCCCTGTTTAAAGCCGCGGGAAATTCTTTTGTAATATTGTCGTAATTTAAATCTTGGTCACACACTTTAAAGTCTACGATTGCAAAATCTAACCATGCTTGTAGATAATTTTCAAAATCCGGGACCGATGTATTAAACAAATCCATAAGTCTATAATCAGTAACAGTCATCATGAAAAAATCGTAAATCTCTGATAAATTTGTATTAGCCATTTTCACCTCCGTCTAAGAAATCAAGCGGATTTTTTAAATTATTTGATATTATGTTTGATTATTGTTGTTGATTTTGTTCAGACAATTCCTGAGCCAATGCCTTTTCTTCTTCCGCCTTATTTGAAATATCAATTTTTGATAGTCTAGAAATTCTATCAACCGTATACAAATTTACAGAGGAAGGGTCGGTTTTTATCTTTTCGATAAGTAATTGTACAATTACTTTTTGTTGCTCCGAGTTGGCTGAATTATAAAGCTCTATACAATATTCTGTGTTTATATTATTTAATATTTCGTCTATTTTTTCCTTTGTTAATATTTTGGAGTAAGTTTCATCCAGACCGTGCTGGCGTATAACTATGGGGTCGAGGATATAGAAAAATCCTGCTTCCATAAAACTGCGGTCAACCTCTATTATATCTACCAAGTCTTTATAGAGAATATTTTTCACTTCTCCAAATTTGGTAAATTTTTTAATGTCTCCTTGTCCGCCTTCCTTAGTTGACAGATTTAATCTGTAAGGTAAAAGGCTCATAACAGGAACATAATCGTCTAGCAGAACTCTGCTTCTTTTAGCTTGTATGCTCTGTCCTTTTTCTGATTTTTCAGTATTAGTAACAGGCTCTTCTAGTTCTGCTAATCTCGCTTTCAATGAATCGACTTCTTTTTTTTCGTCGTCTGAAAGCTCTTTAGATGTTTTTGTATTCATTTTCTCCTCAATATTTTTAGGTTTTAGAAGAGGGCGAGTTTAATTACTCGCCCCCATTCCATAATAGATTATTATGCCAATTGAATAGTTGCAGCAACTGCGTTTGTAGCAACTGCTGTGCCCCAACTCTTAATCATGGTTGAGGTTTGAACTAAGTTGGCGTTTGCATATACATCGCTGGTGTATGAAAGTACATTACCTTCCAATACAACTTTGATGATTTTCTGTGACGAAGGTGAAACAAGCCAGATACGAGAATCTGAGAGTTTCAAACCGAATGGAGTCTGCCAATCAGCTACCTGTGGCAGAACCATAATATCGGTCCCTTGGAAATCACGTAGATAACCAACCTTTACGTACTCGCTCTGAAAATCATAGCGATAGTTGGCGTTTGATGGGAGAATGCTTGCTAGAGCACGTTGAGTACCGATAGCAACAGCCTTTGACCCACCATTCCATGCGGCAACGGTCTGTGAAAGACGAACAAACTCAGATTGAGTATATCCAGCAACAAGCAAGCCAGTGCTGGAAGTACTATCAATAGCATCCATTGCGGTGTAGAATGCGTTGTACACGTCAACAGCTAAAGCTGTCTCGAATGAGCGTACCATCTTCATAACAAAGTCTGCTAAAGACTCTTTTCCTGCTAAAACTTTCATTAATGACACAAATACTGTCATTTCACGAGGTTCTGGAATAACTGTAATCTGACCTTTAAATTGCTTGTGCAATTCGGTTGTTCTCTTGCTGCGACCCGCTTTAGAAACGATGAATAAATCACGAGGGCTTACATCGAATGCCGCCGAGTCTCCCCAACCGATTGTACGAACATCAGAATAAATTCCGATGCTCTCAATGATGGTTTCTGGAAGAATCATATCGATAACGGCAGAAATAACCGCGAAGGTTGCCCACTTTAAAGCAGGGTGGTTTGCCCAAGTCTCAATAGAGAACTGGTCAAAACCTTGAATACCTGCTACACGTATAATTTCACGCTTTAAAGCCGCGTTTAGTTTTTCCTCTTTTTCTGAAAAACTGAGAGGAACAATTGCCCCCTCGGGTGTAACTGTGTTCTGTTGATATTCTACATTCTTTGCGCCGTTAAGAGCACGATAATGATTCCAATAATCAACGAACATTTTGTAAGGTGTTAAGTTCTGTTCACCTGCGAAAGTTAATACTTGATTTGGGATTTTCATAATATATTTTCTCCTTTTTTCCAATAAATTATATAGAAACGCATTCTAGCTTGTAGGCTGTAACACGTTGGTTATCAATAGCGCCCGTAGCAAGAGAAATATATGTAGCACCGATATATTTGTAGCATAAGCCAGATGCTGCCGCTGCGCTTTCCCATTGCAATTTATAGCTAGTTAATATGGGAGCAGCATAGGTGTGAGAACTGAAAGTGTTAGAGAACGCTTCTGCTGTAAGCACAATAATATCTCCGACCTGCGGTTTGAAAGCGGAAAACACTTTACCTGCCGCATTGAAGAAATTACGTGGGTCAGGGTCTAAGCCCTTATATTGTGCGTTGGTGACAGTGATTTCGTCGCCGGAATATGCCATCCATGCACCCGTTGCAGAACCTGCACTTGGTTGAGTGACAGGGAATACTTCTGTTAAACTACCAGAAGTATATTCTGCACCCATTGCAAAAATATTACCATTATCAATTGGTGAAGCACTGATAACGCTTCTGTTTAAAGAATCGATATTCATTGCTGCAATCGCTGATGGAATTAAAACACTGTGATAAGCCATAATAAAAACCTCCTGTTTTTAAATAAAATTGATATTAGCCTTGGTATTAATCCCACAGGCTTTTTTGTTTCTTTGTTGCACCACCGAAAGGTAATCCAACTTCTATAATGCCCTGATTTTGTGGCATTCTGATTGCAAAATCGAATGATTTCGCTTTGCAAGCATTTCTCCATGCTTCGATATTTGCTAAAGTATAATTTGCGGCATCAGCCTTCATTTCTGCTTTAACGTCATCGGGGAGATAAACAGATACCGAGAGGTCTTTCAAAGTTTCGTTAACCGCAAACTCTTTTTGTTGACCCTCTAGTTCTGCCTTGAACTTCTTAAGTTCCTCGTTTTCTGCCATATATGCCTTGTTGTCCTCAGCCATCTTTTCGATAACTTTAGCCATCTTGCACATCTTAGCATATGCCCCTTGCATAACGATTCCGAAGTCCGCTTCTTTGCCCTTGGCACATTCGACCTTAGCCATTTTCACATCGTCTTCATCGTCATCTTCTGAGAACATTTCTTGCATTTTTTCGAGTGGGAATTCGAATTTCTTCCCTTTTTCCTCTTCTAACTTTTTCTTTGTTTCTTCTGCCACTTTAGCCTTTGCCTCTTCATCGGCAACCATTTGTGCTTCTTTGGCTTTAGCTTCCGCCTCTGCTTTTTCAGCAGCAAACTTTGCGTCCGCCTCTACCTTGGCTTTAGCTTCCGCTTCTGCTTTTTCAGCAGCAAACTTTGCGTCCGCTTCTGTTTTAGCTTTTGCTTCTGCTTCTGCTTTCTCAGCAGCAATTCTTTCTTCTTCTGTCATAGTTTCCTCCTTAACAAAATCTTCTGTATCGTCCGCAGACGCTTTTACAGTATTGCTTTCTCCTAGTCCCAATTTCTCATAGAGACCGTTTAGTTTGCTTACAACACTAGTTTCATTTTGACCTTGTGCTCTCCCTAGAGCAGAAGCTAATCCGCTTTTGTTATAAACCGCTTTCCCATCCACTATTTGCATAATGGGATAATGTAAACTCGAACTTGGGTGTTCTTCCCAACCCGAATCAACAACCAAATATACATCATGGACAAGGGATTTATAATTAGAAGCTTTTAAAACTTTGTGCATTAGCGAGGTTTTATCAACACTCCCCCATGCGGTGTTTGAAACTGCGTCTTCCGACTTATTAACTTGTATCGCTTCACCCTTACCCATATCTTCGGCAGCAAAATCCTCTTCAACAATTTCTTCCCAATATTCCCAATCTTTCAAATCGGAATTATCAGAATTTTCTGAAGCTTTAGCTGTGCTACCAGCATTTTTAACCCATTTTCCATCTTCTACATGGTGGGTTTTTCTAAATGAGCTAATTGCAATAGCCCAACCGTTTTTCTCTTTGTCTACACCAATCGAATCTGCTTGTCTAGCAATTGCGTTAGCTTGAGCGATAGAAATGGGAGGGTCTATTCCCTTTAAAGCCGGATTTATATCTGTTTTTGACTTATAGGGGAATGTGATAAGTTCGCCGTTTATTTTTTCTACCGTTTTTTCTGCCCATTCTTTACTATAATCTCCGCCCCAAAGTAACCAATCGACGGTTTCCTTGCTGTTTTTATGTGTGGAAAAATAATTGTTGATTTCTTTTACCTTTTGAGGGGTTATTATTTTGTTTTTAGTTAAATAACGAGCAAAGGCAACGCCCGTAGATGTACCGCCTCCCTCTTCTTTACGAATACCGAGACCTTTTTCTGCGCTATCTCTTATTTTACTAGGAATTATAATTTCGGTGAAAGAAAATTCTTTCTCTAAATCCTCTTCATATTCTTTTGTAAAAGATAGAATGCTAGCATTAGCCAAGGGTATCGCGGGGGTTACATAACTTCCTAGAACCGTTACTCCTTCATATCTAAAATCGAGAAGTTCTGTTTTCCCATTTCCTTTAGGTTGAGTTTTATACACGCTCATTTCGACACTGACAGGTTTTTTGCCTCCGTCTCTTTTGAAGAAGCTTAACAGTGGACCAGTATACCTTTTCCACACATAAGCTATAGCTGATAACATTGTTCTTCCGTCTTCCAGTTTTCTGCTTTTGACTTCGGCACTTTCTGGAATAAACCCACATGGGGATTCCTCCGAATCGTGGGTGTATGCGTCATCTAAAACCGAATCATATTTCCAAACAAGAGGGCAGTTCTTGATTGTATTCGCTGTTTTGAGAAGAGTTTCTTCAGAAACGTACATGTCATGAAGATTATCCCCTGAAGCAAAAAAATCTAGACTTAAAAGAGCAAATTTAGAATCGGGATTTTCCTGAATCATTTCGACGTTTTCTATATCAAAACTAATTTTTTTTATCAAATTTAACCTCCTCTCTTGGAATTTTTTATAATATAGACAATATTCTTACATCTAACGGCATATGTTTAATACACTCTTTTAGCTTGTCTGTTTTAGCAAAATAGAAATTACCATATCTGTCAAAACTCATTAGGGGTATTTGACAGTGGCGTATAAGCCAACTCTTAACATATTTATTGCATTTATATTTTTCTTGAATTATTTCTGGATTCGTAATCATGACATATATTTATCCTCCTATGGAGTCGCTCCATACTTTTACATGCCACCAGTCGTCCCCGCAGAGTACGGCATTATCCAAAAAAGTTGTGGCTTCTTCGTATTCTTTTTGCTGTTTAGCAATCATTTCCCGCATTTTTTGTTCAACTACATAATTATTATCTTCCATTGCCAACTTAAGAATTTCCCCGATACTTGTGGTCGTGAGTATTTCTCTATCTAAATAAAGTTGTGCTAAGCCCACGATTGAAATAAATTGTGTATTTATTTCATCAATTTCAGGAATAAATACATCAGCATTTAAATCAGTTAACAGAGAAACAAATTCTTTGCCGTGTCCTATCTCTTCCTCGTGTTGGGTTTCAAAAAGTTTTGCGAGATTATCCAAACCTTTATTACGCAAAAAAGCACACATAAACATATAAATATTTGCATTGTGAAACTCATGCCCTATTTGCTCATTTAGTGCACTTCTTAGACTTTCTCCTATAAGTGTCATATTTTACCTCCTCTCTTTGTTTCTAATTATTTTCATAGATTAAGAGATTTTTTCAATAAAAGATATTGCTTCTTTAATTGTTTTTATTTTTCTCAAATCGATTTCTATATATGTTCCGTTTATGTTTGCAAATTTCTTTTTTAATCTATCTTTTTCTTTTTGAAATATAAGTTCTTGTTTTGAAGTTGTACCGTTTCGTTTAGCCTTCATTTTGTGCCAATTTTGTATACTATAATGCTGGATTCCGTTAATTTCGATATATATTCCATTAATAATTGGATTTTCTCCTTGAGAAATATAAATATCATAAGGAAGCCAACGACCCGTGTTTGGATTTTTTAAAATTTTATATTCCGTTTTGGCATTATAATTTTCCACCGCGCTCTAGATTTTGTCCACCCGCTTGTCCTTCGGCAGTTTCATCGCTTATCTTTGATACATCTTTTCTAGGTCTTCCTGCTTCTGGTGTATCCGTAGTTTTTCCCTCTGGTTTAGCCGTAGGTTTAACTACAGGTACACCCGGCGCAGGTTTAGGATTTAATTTAGCCTGTACTTTAGCAGCATCTTGTTGATTTTTAGCGGCTTGGTCGGCTAAATCCATTTGTTGTTTACCAGTTATTTCTGCCATCTGTTTTTGACCTTCGAGAGCAGGTGGAGCAAGCAAATCCATAAAACCAGTTGCTTTTGCTTCTTCCAAGTGTTTCCTAAATTGAGCAGGTTTCATTCCAATTGCCGCACCAATCTTTTGAGGTAAAATAATTCCCACATTAAACAAAGTCATTATAGATTCTAATCTTTGTTGTCTGTTTAAAAAGAACTGTGTACCCTCAAAACTAAATCTGAATTTGAATGATTTTGTATATTTATTGACAAGATAATTCATAAAAATATTAAACTGGTCATATAATGCTGTCATCATTTGCTCATCGACATTTAAGCTTAATTGGGTTTCGAGAACATTGGGTTTAATATCACTTGTAAATATCAAGTTTGTATTTACACCACTCGAAGCCAAGGTTGTTTTTAAGTAACTATCATACAACTCATTTTCTGAGTCAAAACTAATACCCTTCATGTCTTCCAAAGGCGCAGAAGCAACTTTAATAGCCTCATTAATAGAACTTTTAACCAATGCCAAGAACTTACCTAGTAAATCGGGGCTAATGGCAATCATATCTTTTACGCTTGCTTTGGCATCTCTATTTAACATTGGAACTTGACCAATAATCATTTTACTTGCCGCAGCCATGCTTGCGCTCTTTTGAAGATTACGCATCAAAGATTGCAAAATTAAATCACTAAATAAAGGGGTAAAATATGGTAATCTGGTTGCCAGTTCCGGAGAATATTTAAAACACACGCCCACGCTTATAGGCACATCAACCCAATAAATCCAAGTCGAATCTCTAAATTCTGGTGGCATAGAGGGCATATATGGTTTTGCCTTGTTTCCGTTTACCCATATGTCCTTATATTTCTTCTTAAAGAAATCGGGGTACATATTAATGTCAACTCCGGGCAATAAGAACCAATACATATTAAAGCTGAATAAGAAACCACCCTCCCATCTTCCGGTTATTTTGCAATAATCAGCAGGGAGTTCTTGCAAAATAACAGCATCTCCCAAGTCTCTAATAACACCGAAATACGCATCGTTTCTTACCATTTGCTTAACGGCAATAGATAATTCTTTTTTATAAGCAAATTTATCGAGAATATCTTCTACTGCCCTCAAGTCTTTTTTATATTTTGGAGTGTCGTAGTCTTTAGGTTCAGCATCCGATGTGTAGGTAACATCAAATGCAAGCATATCTGCCATATAAGTAATAAGACGCTTATAAACCATCGACCTCATTTCAAAATCTTGAGAGAAGGCACGAAGTTGTAATTCATTGTCTTTAGGATTAGTTATTGCCTGATTGAGAGTCTCCTCGGTAGCAGCCATAGGATTCAAAGTGATGTCCCTCATTCTGCTGCTGATTAGGTCGGGGTTCAAATAGCTCGTATATCCACGAGCGAAGGATATCATGTCCCATATAGTTGCTTCATCAAGCAAAACCTCTTCTTCTTTATTGTCTGTCATTTATACCCTCCTCTCCGCCCAATATCTCTCTAGAGATTCGGACAATTTTTTCTCGATTTTTTTTGTCATTTTTCACCATTATCCTGATATTATTTGTGAGACTCCTAGAAAAGCTTCAATATCGTCCCATTCTGAATTTTTTTCTTGTAATAAATCCAAATCCATCAGACTTATGTAATAATTCATATAGCTTACTGAAGTATAACGGTCTTTCCGAGAACCAGCGGGTTCAATTAGTTTAACTAAACCTTGTGCCGGAGCCATTTCTAAAGCGATGCTTTCGTTTATAAACAAACTTGTTTGTAAATGCGCTTGTAAAAGATATGCTCTTATTCCGGTATCGTCTTGGTCTAAAATATCCTTATTACCCGACTTTATTAAGAATTCTTCTTCGCTATTATCATCAATTAGGAATGTGATTAATTTTTTCTTTAATCTTTCTCTGAACTTTACTGCAATTAAAGAGTTTAGAGGTGCGGTAGCAGAAATTGGGAATATACACTGTACAGCGCCCTGCCCAATAGTTCTAGTAATTAATTCATCGTATACTTTTGTATCTACGTTTATGGAATTCATTACTGTATAAGCGGGGTACTCTACACCTCTTATCTCATCTTTTGTTACCGCAGTTAATGCGTCGAAAACTGAAATTCCAGCATTTGCAAGGTCAAGTACCAGTACATCTCCTTGAAACTCCTCATAGATTTGTTTTATTCTTAATGCTTGTAAATTCGTATTTTTACCGTTGTGGGATTCCATGTAAACTACTTCGGTTAACCAGCCTCTTTTACTTGGTAATAATCTTCCACAGGTTATAATTGTATTGTCATTTGTCGAACCTGCTCGCATAGCTACATCAACAGAAACAATGCGCATTTCATCGCTTAGTTTTGGTATATCGTAATTATTTTTTCTGGTAGTTATGTAAACTTCATCTCGAATAGGTCTCCAACTTCTCTTTATACTTCTTTCGAATAAACCAAGTTTGTAGAACGATAAAGAGGATGACCCATATGGAATATTTCCGTATTCCATAAGAAATGTTATGGGGTCCATGTTGGACCTCTCTCTTATCATCTGATTTTTTGTTTTTATACCATGATGAATTGAAATCGGGTAATCCAAAAACAATGCTTTGGTATTAGTATCCCCGTCTGCAATCATTTTTAAGAATTTCTTCGTTTCTGGATACCATTCATATGATTTATAATGTGCAGAAGAAATAATAATCTCTTGTGGTTCCTCTCTAAGTTCTGCAATTTCTGAATACTTAGGGTTTTTCATAAAAGGTGCTTGTCTTGATACAAGAAAAGGACGAATAATAGAATCTATAATTTCATTAGGTATTAAACGTCTTTCTTCTAAAACTGTTACATTGCTGCGGTGCATTTTGTTATCTGTAAAGTTTTTTATCTTTACATTCTTGAAATTTTTTTCTTTCAAGTTCAGCATATCTTTTTACCCTATAAGGGTAGGCGCACTCTTGGAGATATTATATTCTCATAAACATATATGAGATTCAAACCTTACTACTTTTTGAAATTTAATGATTTAATTTATATTTCATACAATCGATTAAAGAGACATATGGATTTACTATTGATAAAAAATCTTCTGTTTTTCTAGCTGGTATATAAAGTCTTAAATGTTCTCTGTCTTTGTGGAGACTAGATTCAAAATTATATTTTTCATTAAAATATTTTTGTATATTTAATTGACTTTCGCTATCAAATCCTTGAATATGTAGAAATATACATTTTGTTTTATTTCGACCATCTTTGTGTTTTCGAATAGATAGCGTTCCATCATCCATAAACCAAACAGAAATTCCAATAGGGGTTAATTGGTCCAAAATACTATATGGAACAATCTTTTTTTTATTTTCATACATTTCTTTATGTATATTTGTTATAAAGGTATGTGAACCGAGAATAGAATGAAACATCTTATAGATTTTATTTTTGTTTCCTTCAAAAATAGCTTTTCCAGAAAAAACAGAATCTATTTCTCGTGTCCAATAATTTTTATGCAAATTTTCTTTTAGTATTTCCATTTTCCATATCATATAATCGTATTGTTTTGGATTATGGGTACAACCAATATTGTAATTTATGGAATTTTTGCCTAAATGGAGATATCCATCTCCAAGCAACATTCCAATTATAAAACTTTTTAAATCTTCTTTTGATAAAATCATTTTAAATTTCTCCTTTGCCCAAAGAGCAAATATAATAAAAAGTAATAACTCTATGCGTTGCGTGTGAATAATTTATTAAAATTATTTTTCCACTCGGGTTAGCGTCTCAGCTTTCCCGTTTCTTGCGCCATTTTTAATAAGCATTACTGCTTATTGAAGCCATTTGACCTCTACCGCCTTCTCCACTTACTACAACATTAATCTTTGAACCATTATAAAAATCCATGCGCCATTGATTTTGATTTGAAACAAGGTTGGAACATTCTCTAGCAATATTGGGGTGTTCATCTCGTAGAGACCTGCATTTTTCAGAAATAATAAGACCCGCTTGTGCTTTTGTAGAAGAAGCTAAGGCAACAGTAGTGCCGGGATATAAAATACATCTCGCAATAGCATACACGGCGATTAACCATGACTTTGCACTAGCACGAGAGGCTATGCCTACAAACTCTGTTGACCTAGCCATTAAATTTAACCAAAAGCGTTGATAAGGGTATAGCGAGACTTGCATATAATGCTCTACAAAATACGATGGGTTTTGCCTATAGAAGCTGGTCCAACTTTTTATACGGTCACGTTTTTGTTTTGTCATTTCCTTTTCGCTAAGAAATTTTAGGGATTCATTACTTCGAGAATAGGGCTTCATTTTTTTAAGCGGAGGGGTTTTTGATTTTTTGAATTTTTTCATATCTTTTCTCCGATTTTTAATTTGTTTCCTCATCGAGATTCACAAAATTATTTACTTCTCTATCGTCAAATTCTCTTTCTATTTCTTCATTTTCGTCAACGTTAAAATCACGGCTTCCTGTAATAAATCCCCTGAGAGGGCGAACAATATACTTTTGAAAATATTCCTCGGTGTTACCCACGTCTCTGTAAATCTCTCCACGCGGGTCGGATTTTAGCCATTGGGCTGGTTCTTCGCGCTCTATGTCCGCAATCCATTGTCCGAAACTATCCCCTCCTGCGTTTAAAGCATTAGCTTTAGCTACATTCGGAGAAATAGCCAATTTTGTCATTAGTTCTTGTAATTCTTTAACTAGTTTTATCGTATTGTTTCCGGCTAATCTCTCTTTTTTAATGTCTAAAAGATTAAAACACACTTGCTTCAAAAGAACAACTTCTGCCCGGGTGTCCGTAGAATGGGTTTGTTTAAATTCTGCAAATTCTTTTTCTAAAAATAAAACATCTTCTTCTGGAATATCGTTTCCCCAAAATTCTATAACGTCTTGGGGGATGGGTATTTTTTTAATATCCACCTGTTTTTCAGTAAAAATTGTTCCTACATCCTCATATTGAAAATCGTTTATTCCCCCTTTATCCATCGACTTTTTAGTTGCTGTCAATTTCATCAAGTAGATGGAAAAAATAGCACTTACATTTTTACCATTATCTATTAAAGTCTGTATGTGAGCTTTTGTGGCATCAAGAGCCTCATTGGTAAACCTAACATTCAGCGCTTGACACATGCGGTGGGTGGTTTTTTCCATACTTTCATATTGTTGATAAAAATAATCGTATAGGTCCCCAATACATTTTTTGCAGACCGAAAATTTTCCATTTTTATCTATAATCATTCCGTCATAGGCATTATAAAAATTATCAGCCGACAGGACCTTCATGCATTTTCGACAGTAGTATTTTTCTTTTTCATTATTTTCCATTTTATTTTACCTTTATAAAATTAGACTTTTATATATTCTGGCGGAGTACGACCCCCGCCAGAACAATTATATACAAACCCTATATTATTTTTCAAGTCCTATTTTGTAGTTATCAATAAAAGCTAAAGTAACAGCAGCCGAGTTATCAGCGGCAAGTTGGAAGAAAGTCCCAATTTGATTTTCTCCCTCTCCTCCTCCTGCAAGGTCACTGAGCGACCTAAAGCCAAGGAAAGGAATTTCGTTTGAATAAGCTACCTGTGCAACAGCGGCTGTTTCCATAGATAAAGAATCTGCGGTAAATGTTGCCCATACATACTCTCTAAATTCCGCATTATCGACAAAGGTTTGACCGTCTACTCCATTTCCACCAATTTTAATTATGGGTTGTTTATCTAAACAAACACCATCAGGGGTACATTTTTGAAGAAGTGTTTCTGGAATTGATTTTGTATATGAAAGCAATTCTTGAGAAACAGGAAACCAGAACATAGATACTCCTTCATCGGGTATAGCACCTTTTTTGTTGACTGTAACTGAATTAGGAAACATCATCCCGTAATTCGGAAATTCTGGTATTCCCCCAAAAGGTAAAATAAATTCTCCATCAACCTCACGAGCAAAAGTCATTTCTTGATATTGCGCCCATTGTGCGGGTATAACAACATCACCAATATTTAAGCTTGGATTAACTCCTCCGGCAATACCTGAGAAAATTAAATCCCTCACATTGAAATTGTCAAAAAGAAGTTGGGTGTTACTGGCAGCGTTAACCATACTGACCCCGCTAAGAAAAAGGACAACATCAACCCCGTGAATGTTCCCCGTTGTAAATGTTTTACCGTTTAAAACATATTCGGTTTTGTCGGTGGTTTCCGAAAGCAGGATTTCAAGCTCACTATCAAAGGCGGATTCTACGCCAAGTCTAGGGGTGTTATCTAAAAGCCCCCCGGATTTTATTATGGGGAGCGAATATGCAAATGTTGCCACAAGAGCTATGACCAGAACTAGAATAACTACAATATAAACTTTATTACTTTTCATACTTTTCTCCTATTTTTTATGATTTTTTTAAAGCATTGTAAACAGCGAGCGGGTCGTAGTAATTTATTTTTATATATTTACTCTCCTATAATAAAATTCAGATTTTATCTTTCTTTTACGTCTATCTTAATCGTTCTTTCGTCCACCCTGCTTGCGCTTGTTGTCATTTTACAAGCTATAGAATATCTTGTTCCAACACAACCGCTAGTTAACCATGCAACAACGCTCCCGGTTATTGTGCTTGTACTATAAAGATTAACTATTCCGCAGGGGGAAGTGTCTATTACATAATCAGAAATAGTTTCACCATTATCCAGCCACTGTGACCAATCAAAACCATAATCTAATGTTGCATTCGGGTCTTTAATAAAAACATTTGATGACATTAATCACCTCCCGCTATATAAATTGTTCTATCCTTATTGTCATTTCTTACTATAAAAGTTATTCTATTTTCATGCTTAATATAATATACCCTGTTTTCGTATTCAATAATATCGTTTCTATTTTCAGCTTCAATATATAATCTTCTATATTCTATATAAATTGTTCTATCTTTATTGTCATTTCTTACTATAAAAGTTATTCTATTTTCATATTTAATATAATATACTCTGTTTTCGTATTCAATAATATCATTTCTATTTTCAGCTTTAATATATAATCTTCTATATTTACCAGAAGTCATTAAAAAATAAGTTAAGTGAAGCGCAAAAGCGATTTGTACTTGAATAGTATTATCGATTATTAAACTAAAAGTTAGTACATATGGGCTTAATGTTATATTACCAGAGATTTGTGTTTGAATAGCATCATCGGTCTCTAAACTAAAAATAGGTGTTGTCCATGTTAAATTGTCTGATATTTGGGTTTGTGTAACATCCTGAACTATTATACTATAATGAGAACTTAATATTATATCTTCAACAACTTGCAATTGAAAAACATAATCAACTTTTAATGTATAATAAACAAATAATGTTACGCTATTCGAAGTTTGAACATGAACAGTATTATTAATTGCTAATATTTGATGCTGAATTAATTCTACTTTGTCGCCCGTTTGTAATTGGGTTGTATTATTAACCGTTAATATATGATGCTGAATTAAAGCAATTGCATTAGCGATTTGTAGTTGAGTAGAATTATTAACTGCTAAAGTATAGTGTTGACTTAATACTATATTATTGCTGCTTTGCAATTGAATTGCGTTTTGTACAGTTAATATTTGATGTTGCGTAAGATTTACATTTCCAGCAGTTTGTAATTGTATTGTGTTCTGTACTGGAAGTGTACCACCCTGAGCCAAGTTTATATTATCAGAAATTTGTAGTTGTGTAGCATTTTGAATTATTAATATCTGATGCTGTGTTAATGCCACATTTTCAGAAGTTTGTGCTTGAACAACATTATTAATTGCTAAGACCCGATGTTGAATTAAAGCTATCTTATCGCTAATTTGTGACTGAGTAGCACTATTTACAACTAATACCCGATGTTGAATTAAAGCTATATTATCGCTAATTTGTGACTGAGTAGCACTATTTACAACTAATACCCGATATTGTGTCAATACTATATTATTACTGGATTGTAATTGACTTGTGTTGTTTATTGCTAAAACTTGATGTTGAGTCAAAACTATGTTATTAGAAGTTTGTAATTGTGTAGCATTTTGTACTGTTAATACATAATCTTGAGTTAAATCAACTTTATCGCTTGTTTGCGCTTGAGTTGAATTTTGTATAACCAATACTTGATGTTGAGTTAATATTACAGCATTAGATGTTTGTAGCTGTATAGCGTTGTTGACTAAAATTGTATAATATGCAAATAATATAACATTGTCAGATGCCTGTGTTTGCACCGTATTATTAATAACCAAAATATAATGTTGTATTAATAAGATATTATCAGAAGTTTGTAATTGTGTTGTATTACTTGTTACTAAAATATAATGTTGTGTTAATGCTACATTATTGCTGGTTTGTAACTGAGTAGCATCTTGAATTGTCAATATTCGATGCTGTGTTAATGCTACATTATCACTTGATTGTGCTTGCGCAACATTAACGACTGTTAAAGTATAATAAGCAAGTAAGACTACATTATCACTAGTATGTGACTGAGTAGCATTATTTGTAATTAATATTTGATGTTGTGCTAAAGATATATTATTACTGGTCTGTAACTGAGCAACACCCTGAATAGTCAATACTTGATGTTGTGTTAATACTACATTTTCACTTGTTTGTGATTGAATAGAACTGTTAACTACTAATAAATAATCCTGAATTAAAACTATATTTTCAGAAGTTTGTGCTTGTGTGGCATTAGTAACTGTTAAAGTATAATGAGCAAGCAAGACCACATTATTACTAGTATGTGACTGAGTAGCATTATTTATAACTAATATTTGATGTTGCGTTAAGGCTACATCGTCACTGGTCTGTACTTGGGTAGCATTATCAACACTTAAAAAAGGGATTTCACTTCCAAAGTCAATATTGAAAGCAGCCCCCGGATTTAATAGTTTAATATCATGGGAGTATGCCATAACTGCACCTCCCTTTAAACTGCTAAGGCACTAGCAGACCTTCCTATATGAGTTCCATCTTGACTTGCTGAAGCATAAACGGGATAGACATTATCAAAAATATTCAATGTATAAGAACCGCTAGAGGTGCTCAAAGCAGACCCGCTCCAGGCATTATCTGTAGCTCTTATCACATCCACTAGCACATTTGAACCACTTGCGGCAGGATTTGAAAATGAACCGCTCACAACAAAAGTATTGCTATGATGAGTCAGATACATCTTCAACCAAAACAACGCTGCGGTGGAATAGTGCGCACGATATTTTCTTGCGCTTTCGATGTTCATTTGCCCTATATGTAAATTATCTTGGTTGAAACTATCGAGACCCGCTCCGATTTGTTTATAAGTTGCTAATTCACCATCATTACTATGTACAAATACATCAATATTTCTCCAACCGTCCCCGTTAAATTCTCCAGCTAGTTTTTCAGAATGAATAGAAATCCCATTAACCGCTGCTCCCCATCTAGAACCGATTTCATAACCAACACCGTTTAGAAAATATTCGGGGTTTACAATTGTAGGTGTTCTTTGTGTTTCCGTTGCAATTTCGTTCATAGTAGCCACAGCACCGGAAGTTGCTTGGGAAGCCAAAAACCAAATAGTCGTATGGTTGTGGGCTTTCTCTTCTTGCGGAGAAGAGGCGGAAGTATAATTAATATAAGTTAGACCGACCAAACTATTAACCGTTGCGGCAACACTTGTATAGACTTTAAGATTAAGGGTATTTTTACCTCTCGCTAAAGTAAAACCTGAATTATGGTCAACTCTATGTACGAGAGCATGTCCACCAGAGTTAACCAGAGCCGTGAGGGTATATGGTCTTGCTGTTTGTCCTCCCGCTAAAAGATTGAAAGTAGCACCGCCCGCAGATTGCGCATAGAATAAAACGCCAGATTGTGCTAATATTGGATTAGGCTCTTCTACCCATAAATCCCTTTGAAAATAATTTCCATCGGCGGATGTAGTTGACCCCACATAACCGGGATTTGTATCTAAAGGTAATATTACCGAGTTCATTACACTTGCGGAGGTTGAGTCATATTCATAGGTTACACAATATAATCCTCCAAATGTATCAAATCTTGTGGCAGTACTTGAATATGCTTTAAAAGCACTGGCTGCGCTTGCACTGATTGAATAGGGGGTTATTACTACACCAGAACCATTGGTATATTTGGTTAACCAAATATCATAAAAATAAGTCCCTGTATTCAATGCTTGTTCCAAATAACATCTTGATGCTGCTGTATTATTGTTTATCTGATAAAGTGCCCAAAAGTCTGTTGTTGCCGCACCCCCGTCATTACCAAACATTTCAAACCAAGTCGATAAATAGGTCTTATTTGTTTCAGGAAGAAATGTATCTAAAGCTGGAATTTGATTGGCGGGGGCGGGCGTTGTACCTCCCGTTCCTATTTCAATTGCGGTAGCAATTAAAGGCGAACTTCCGCTTTGAATAGGAACACGTACAGTTTTTACACTTCTTGAACCTGAACTATCATATTCATAAGTTATAATTAATTTTGCTGTTAGATTTTCGACATTGGCTGCTGTAGCTGTTGCTATGGCGAGACTGGCTTGACAGCTTTGGCTTGCGCTTGCTCCAAAGTTTGAAACAAAGTAATCGGTAACATCTCGAATAACTAGACCCGCCTCATGGTCGCCTGTATTGGCTTGTGCGGTAGGGGAAAAATCTACATCACTAGCTGCCGCAACACCGAGCCTAATACCCATACGCCAGCCAGAAACATTATAAACAGTGGTAAAAGCATCACGCCAGCCACATTCCAGTATTACTGATTTGAAGGTTCTCGATGTTATTTCTGGTATAGTTAAACCAATCAAAGGAAAATCCCAACGTGTAGACGCTCCCAGCGATGTACCAGTTGTTATGTTGCTTCCAGTGGTAGCAAAAACATATTCAACAGTTTTTTCAGCATCAGCAGCCATAAGCGCCTTCCTTTTTTATAATCATGTTATTGTGTATTATAAAACCCCTCTTCTATTATCATTATCATCAACCCAAGGAGGTATAACATAGAATCTATTTTCTGCTTTAATTGTATAACTCCTATCCTCGAATATAATAATATATGTCCTAGAACTAGGTGTCTCCAATACTCGGAAATAAATCAAAGCAATTTTCGTGGCTATTTGTGCTTGGGCAGCGTTATTGATTATTAGAGTATAATAATTAGAAGTTATTATTATATTATCGCTAGTTTGTTTTTGAACAGTGTCTTGAACAACAAGAATAACTCTTGATATTATATCGCTAGTTGTTTGTAATTGTACAGCATTGTTGACTATTATAGTATAATGTGCGAATAATACCACATTTTCAGCGGTTTGAGGTTGAATAGCGCTATTGGTTATTATGCTATAGTGGGCAAATAATGTTACCTTGCCCGCCGTCTGTAATTGAATGGTATTATTAATTATTAGAATATAATGTTGAATTAAAGTTATACTATTTGCTGTTTGCAACTGAATAGCGTTTTGTACTTGCAATATTTGATGCTGTATTAAAATTACACTATCAGAGGTTTGTAATTGAACAGCATTATTAACCGCCAAAACACAATGCTGAAGTAATATCACATTGTTGGAAGTTTGTAATTGAGTAGCGTTGTTAACTGTTGTTAAGATAAAGCGATAAACTAAAGTTATATTATCTGCTGTTTGCAACTGAAGAGCGTTTTGTATTACTATTACATGATGTTGTATTAAAAGTATATTATTTGCTGTTTGTAGTTGTATAACATTTTGAACTGATAATATATGATGTTGAGTTAAAATTATACTGTCTGCTGTTTGTAATTGAATTATACTATTAATTACTAAGACATGATGCTGAGTTAAAATTATACTTTCAGAAGTTTGTATTTGGATTGTATTTTTAACTGCTAAAATATAATTTTGAGATAATGCTATATTATCAGAGGTTTGTAATTGAACAACATTATTAACCGCCAATATATGATGTTGGATTAAAACTATATTGGTTGATGTTTGCAGTTGAGTTGCGTTATTAACTGTTAATACATGATGCTGTATTAAAATTACATTATCAGAGGTTTGTAGTTGGGTTGCGTTATTAATTGTTAATACATGATGTTGAGTTAAAACAATATTGCCCGCTGTTTGTAATTGAGTTGCATTATTAATTGACAACACATGATGCTGAACTAATACTATATTTTGAGCGGTTTGTAATTGAATAGCATCTTGTATTGATAAAATACCCGCCGTCGCAAGTATTATATTTTGAGCGGCTTGTAATTGAGTAGAATTTTGAACAGATAATATCTGATGCTGAATTAATACTATATTTTCAGATGTTTGTAATTGAGTAGCACTTTGGACAAATAATATCTGATGTTGTGTTAATATTACATTTTCAGACGTTTGCGGCTGTATAGAATTATAAACTGTTATAGCATAATGTGCAAATAAAATTGTATTTTCTGCTGTTTGCGCTTGAGTAGCATTATTAACTAATAATACTTGGTGTTGAGTTAGAATTACGTTTTCCGAAGTCTGTAATTGGGTTGTATTATTAATTGTTAAAATATAATGTTGAATTAATGTTACATTTTCAGAAGTTTGTAATTGAGCAATATTATTGATAGCCAATACTTGATGTTGAGTTAATGTTACATTATCGGCAATTTGAACTTGAATAACATTATTGATAACCAACACTTGATGTTGAGTTAATGTTACGTTATCAGCAATTTGAACTTGAATAGCGTTATTGACTAAAAGATAACCCGCAAAATGTTGGGTTAGTTCTATATTATTGCTGGTTTGTAATTGAGTAACATTTTGAACTGATAATATATAATGCTGTGTTAATTCTACATTATTTACAATTTGCGTTTGGATAGCATTTTGCACTTCCAAACTAAATGCAAGCATGTGCTGCGTTAATATTACATTCTCGGAAGTTTGTGGTTGTGTTGCGTTTTGAACTGTTACAATATAGTGTGCAAATAATATTGTATTATCGGAAGTTTGCAATTGAGTTGCGTTTAAAACAACCAAAACATAATGCTGAACTAGATTTATATTGCTTGCAGTTTGAGACTGAGTAGAGCCATTGATTGACAGGATTTGATGTTGTATCAACCCGATATTATCGGAAGTTTGCAATTGTGAAGCGCCGCCGACCAATAATACTTGATGTTGAATCAATACAATATTTTCTGCAACTTGCAAATGGATAGCACTATTTGTTGATATGTTATAATGTTGTGTCAATCCAACGTTATCGGCGCTTTGTAGATGTGTAGCATTACTAGTCGTCAATATCTGATGTTGAGTTAATACAATATGCTGTGCTGTTTGTGTTTGAGCAGCATTTTGTACAACCAATAAACCAAACATATGAGCAATCAGGGTTATATTATCTGCTGTTTGTAATTGAGTAGCATTACTGATTGCTAGTATATGGTGCTGTGTTAATGCAACATTTTCGACAACTTGATATTGTGTAACATTGTTAATAACCAATATCTGATGCTGAATTAATGTTATATTTTCAGATGTTTGACTCTGAATAGCATTATTAATTGTTAATATATAATGAGCAAATAATGTTATATTCTCACTGGTCTGCGACTGTGTTGCATTTTGAATAA